ACCCCAAGTTCCAGAGTTTTCTCCACTGGCTTGAAGTTCTAAGTTTAATGCACTTGAAAATGTTGATGCCATTTATCCTCCTAGTCTGTGGACCCCGGTTCTACGTCCGTCCATGTTACAGTTTGTGAATCATCAACCTCACTCCAAATAAAGAAGTTTGGAGATCCTGTTGATAATGTTACAAGGTTCTGGAAGCTTTCACCAAATGGTGTCTCTTCGCCTAAACCTACAGTTATCTGCCCAGCTGTCGTTGGTGCTATGTTTGCACTAGCCGCAACAGTCTCTGTTCCTATAGAAAAGGTAGAAGCTAAACTTGTGCCAGATTGTGATACAGTTGCACTACCTGTTACAGTTTCATCTCCTACACTAGCCGCGAAAGACGCACCAGATATAAATGGTGATCCTACGTTTTGGACTCCACCACCTCTAACAGAGGCGACAGCAAACTCAGCTATTGCTCCATGTCCTAGTGGCATTTATCCTCCCTGCCTATTATAACGTTTAAAATTTCTTCGTCTATGCTTATTTTTTGGTCTTGTTCTTGAAGAACGACCAATAGACGTGCGCTTTTTAACCGGCGTAAAATATGTATTATTGACAGATAATCTAGCCATTATCTCGCTGTTACTGGTACACCTTTTGATGATACAAAAGGGTGTTCTGCAAATGCTATGTAAATGTATGTATGCCCACTAGTATTCCAATTTCCACTATTAGTTCTAATTTTCCAACCATTAGATAAAAAATCTGATACATAATCACTTGTATCGTCTGTATTTTCAGCCGCATTATCATTTGCTCTTAATCTGTCATTTATAGGATTGCTATCATTTCCATTTCTTGCTGAGTCATAAATTTCCCATGCTCCTGTGGTATTTGTTCTTTTAACCATTACCCAAGCAGGTTTAAATCCTAGATAAATAAATGGGCCATCTGCATTACCATTACCTGTGTAGCTACCAAATTTACTGTAGCCTTGTACTTCATCAAACATATAAGCAACGTATGTTGAGCTATCTCTATTTACAACATCCCATCCACCAATTTCAAACTCTGTGCTTGACCAATCTGTATTACCAAATAAAATAGCATTTTCAGTTTGTACAGCGTTAGTTCCTTGTAGCTGTAAATACTTATAATCTAAAGTTCCGCCAATTTTATGATGCCATACATACCATGCCGCCGCAGAACTTCTTTTTTTAAATATAGCTAATTTAGGTGTAGAACCTAAACCGTGTTTTACTCTCCAGTATGCTCCACTATTATTATCACTATCAGAGTCAGCATTTGATGCACCTGTATAAGTTATTATAGAGAATTTTGATGTGGTGTTTGCTTGAGTAACAGAATTAATATCTGAACCTGTTTGACTTGTTGTTGTTCCACCATTAGCTTTCCATGCCCAAGCAACATAAGTATTACTTGAAGCTCCTACTGAACTATCAACTGTATCCCAAGTAAATCCGTCTGAATCAACTGAAGTTAGATAAGCGTAAGTTTGTTCTTCCTCTGTGCTGACTGTTGTCAAGTATGGTTCACTACCAGAACCAATACCTCGTGATGTATCAAATACTTTAGAGTTATCTGATGAATCTCTTCTTTTAACCCATAACCAATCTGGTTGTAAATCAGAATTACCACCAAAAGTTACAGATGAGCTATTGCCTGCTCCTGTGTATGTTACTACTTGAAAATGTGCTGATGGGTCGTCTATTGTTGTATAAGCCATATGTTATCCAAATTGTGCTAAGTTTTTAGTGCAACACGCATAGTACCCACTAGGCGGTGCATATTCAAAGTTACCATACTTGCCATCTGAGTTACCACTTGATATGGAAAAAGATGGGTTTCCAAAGTTTACTTCCCAAGTTACTGCGGCAGGGTCTTGTTTTCCAAAAGATGGAAAATAAGTTCCTGCTGATATTGATTTACCTGTTCCACTATTCATAACTGTTCCATTTTTGTAAAAGTAAATTAGATTATTATCTAAATCTAATGCAACACTTATGATATCATTGGTTGTAAAAGAAACTCCGTAAGAAGATGCCGAATTATTATTCATAAAATTACCAGTGTCTCCTCTTATAGAATATGCAGAAGATGAATTTCCCAAGTGGTCACTAGTTGAAGACGCTACAAGTTGCGATATGCCTATTTGGTCATATCCTGTTGCGTTGGATAATTTAGCCTCCCAGTACCATTTTCCCCTTGTTAAACCAAAAGTAGAAGTTTTAAAAGCATTAGTGCTAGTTCCACTTCCAGTGCTAGCTGAAACCATTTTTACGTTACCTTCAGAAAATGTTGAAGAAGCATAATAATTATCTAAAGGATTTAAGGTACAAAAATTATTCATCGGTGTATCTGTTGTAACATCTATTGCGGCTAGGTTAGTGGGTGTTAAATGATTACCATTACCACTTGTATCTGCACCTATACCACTTGCATTAGCACTTGTTCCTGTTTGTTTAAATTCTAAACGAATACCTTGACTTCCATAACTACCATCATATTCTTTAGGAACCCAAACCCCATTAGTATCAAATTCTCCAAAATCTGTGTGTGCTTTTTTTATTCCATCTACATAATGAAAATCTGATATGTACGCATCTATGGAATTAAAAAAAGTTGTGGCTACATCTCTACCTAGACCTATATCTGCATTTTGACTTGGTATGTTTGTTTGTGAAAAATCCGTTTCTTGAATACCATTTACATACAGTTGAAATCTATTTGATTCACTTGCTTGTGTTGTATCTATAAAAAAGAAAAAGTGAGTCCAAGCAGAAGGGTCTCTAAATAATCTAGTGGTTCTAATTAAGTTTACACTATGTAAACCTACTTGAAAAGCATGTGTAGAGTGATTTGAAACTTCAAAATTAGTAGTATCACTATTTCCAGAAACTTGAATTAGATAGTCATTACCATGGTTCATATTAGCTTTTTTCTGCCAAAAACTTATAGAAAATGTTTTTCTATTTCCTTCAGTTGATGGTGTTCTTGCTAATTTTGGGCTATCATCATCATTAAGTCTAAGAGAGTTGGTTATAAAATCACCAGTTGATTGATTTCCTCCTACTACTGGGAATACCATGTTACGCCTTTACTGGAAATTCGCCTAGTGGTCTCGTTACGCTTCCGTCTTCTTGTTCTGTATATGTAAACAAAGCGGCTAACGCATCAACATCACTAGCATTATCTATTTGTGTTTGCATCGAGTTACATTTAGTTCTCACACTTGCTCTCCAAGTCTTCCAACCACTATCCATTGTGCCTCCTGTTTCAGTCGCCTTTACTACCATCCAATCACTAGGTGCAAGTAATCCTGCACATTGATTGTCAATCATTCTTTTCTTTATTGTTTTTAATCCCTCTACTGCAACATCACCTACATCATCACCTTCTCTAATTAGACCATCAGTTTTATCTTTCTCTGTCCATAGAGTATCGGCTATTTTTTTAGCTGTAGCTGTGCCATATGTACCTGTAACTTTACCACTATCAAATGCATAAGTAATGTTAGTGTTGATATACCACTCTTCATCTTTTCTGTTTGTGCTATCTATCTCTACTGTGTAGATACCTATTGCGTTTCTTTCTGCCTCTGTCCATAGAGTATAGATAGATGCAGGGTATTGATTATCTCCAATCGTAATACCTTTGTTGCCTTTTGGCATTTGTGTTATTTTACCACCTTCTACTAATGCAAACATATTACTCCTACGATAAT